AGTTTTAAATGTTTGCACCGAAGCTAACCAAGCTGCGTTTGATTGTGCTGTGGTTTGTGTTCTCGCCATTATTCTTCTGCATCCTTATCACTTTGTCTTTCGCCACTGGGCATATAGAGCGGATCGCCTAGTTCTTTGAGAACATCCTCCCATATACCTGCACTTTGCAATGCTTCGATTACAACAGCAGGTTGTAAGCCACCGCCATTACATGCTGTGTTCACTAACACTTCTTTGGTTGATATACCTTGGCTACTATTAGTGCCAAGACTTTTAAACACTGCAATATCATTTTTGATACTTTCGGTATAGCCTTTTAGATCTGTAGAGATAGTAGCTAAGTTAGTCATAGCAGTAGCAATATCTGCCCACGCTGATAAAAAATCGTCGTCTTGGTGTATATGATATGGCGGAGTATATGCAAGATTCCTATTACTAGTTTTTTCTAATTTGCCGTCAGGAAAACTTTCACTAGGATCATTGTTTGTTATTGTTACATAGCGAAGAGGATTGTTACGAATGCTGTCAATGTCAGCTGGATCGCTCCATTCAGCAGTAAATTCAGATGTATATACTCCGCCCGGATCTACTCCAGTGCTTGGATAGACAAATTGTATTTGTGACGGAGAAGTACTATCACGAGCAATCACCTCAACTAATGCTAGATCGTAAAGTCCGTCTGGCTGGCTGCTAGTGCTTGCATAAGAATTACTAATATAAACGTCAAACGTTCCAGTAGTCGGAACATCAAATGTTACTAAAGTATCTTGGACATTATTAACACTAAATCCATTGCCGCCGCCTGTAACACTATCAAACTGGTTTGCCATTTATGCTCCTTAGGCTACTGCTAATCCTGTAGTTGCTTGCACATATTGACTAGCCATGTCCTTTTCAGTCTTATGAACAAATACAACTGCACTTTTATTTAGTTTAATAGTGCTAGTAGGATCTACTGTAAACACCCAAGGACCTAGTCCAATCCCTTGCTGACTTGCTTGTAATGCTAGTGGCTTGGTAATTTTGATACTAGTAGAATCTTCTTCTACAAATCTTGCCACAATCTCTTCACCTGCTGTGGTTCTAATAGTTACTGTATCTGTTGCTTTGTATGGTGCTTCGATAATCATAATGACATTCCTGTTCCGTTGTAGCCTGTTTCTTCTAAGTATACTCCCAATTGATCAAATCCGCCGATAGCAGTGCCTTGCACTAATATTTGAGGGAATGTTCGAGCGTTTGGAAAACGTTCAACAATTTCGTCTCTTGTAAAATCTTTTCCTAGTTCGTAATAGCTGTATTTAAGTTGTCTGCTTTCGCACAACGCCTTTGCTCTATCACAGAATGGACAAGCAGGTTTTCCATAAATTTCAATCATAACGAGAATCCTTTGAATGTGTCTTGTGAGACATCCTGTTTGGTGCCGCCACTAACATAACTTGTAATTTCTGTTTCTTGCGGTGCAACTTGAACGTCGGCACCCGAGATCCATTTTTCAGTCCAAGGTAGTGGATTGTTTTTTACACTGTATGGCGATTTAAGATTTACATTACCCATGCGACGAGTGCAAATCCATTCAATATAATCACTGAGTAGTTCTGTATTGAGTCCAATCATTGAACCATCTTTGAACAAGTATTCGGCCCATGCCTTTTCTTGATCTACAGCATCAACAAACATTTGCAAACATTCTGCTTCTGTTTCTTCTGCAATCTTGATGTAATCAGGATCGTCTTTTTTAAGTGTTTTTAACAACAATTGTGTTGATGCTAAGTGCAAGTTCTCGTCACGAGCAATTAGTTTAATAATCTTTGCGTTGCCTTCCATTTTCTTTGTTTCGGCAAATGCCCAGCTACATGCAAAGCTTACGTAGAAACGCACACCTTCAAGAATATTAACACTCATTAGTGTAAGCCACAATAGTTTCTTTAGTTCATAAAGATCAACAGTAATTTTCTTACCGTTAACGGTATGTGTACCTTCACCGAGCAAGTTATACCACGAACTTGTTTCAATAAGGTCGTCATAGTATTTTGAAATGTCACCAGCACAATCAACAATTTCTTCGATATCCATAAGTTCATCAAACACTTTACTTGGATTCGAATACACATTACGAATAATATGCGTGTAAGAACGTGAGTGAATTGTTTCACTGAACGTCCAAGTTTGGATCCAGTTCTCAATCTCGGGTAAACTTACAATAGGAGCAAACGCCTCTACTGGCGCACGACCTTGAACAGAATCAAGAAGAATTTGTCTCTTCAGATTTGATGTAAAAATGTGACGCTCGTGGTCAGTAAGGCTTTTAAAGTCTTTTGCATCTTGATAGATATCTACTTCTTCTGGACGCCAAAAGAATCCAAGTTGCTTGTCGGTTAGGCTATCAAATGTTTTATATTTTAATGTATCATAACGTTGAATTGTTGGACCACCAGTAGGGTCTAGGAATGCCAAAACTTTGGTATGGTCAGCTTTATTTTCAGTATCAAAAACACTCATGTTATTTCCTTAATAAGTTGTATGTGTATGTATAGCACGTTTAATTCAAACATGTCAAGTTTAAATTGTGCAGCTTTCGCAAGCTTCCTCGTCGATGCTTGCTTGCTCTAGTTCGGGCAACGCTTCCTCGCCCATCATTTTAGCAACATCAAGTTCTCCTTGGCCATCATTAGTGTTGAAATAATACAACTGCTTTCCACCAAATTTGTAGAACATCAACATATGCTGTAGCATTGTGCTCATTGGAATCTTTTCATCTTCGTAGAAAGCAGGATTGTAGCTTGTGTTTACACTAATACCTTGATCTATATACTTTTGTAGCACTGCCATAATCTTCAAATACCCTTCTGGAGATTTTTGATCCCAAAGTAGATCGTATTTGTTCTTAAGACGCTTAAATTCTGGTACAACTTGTTTGAGAACACCGTGTTTTGATTGCTTAACACTGATAAGACTACGTGGCGGCTCAATACCGTTTGTAGCATTAGCAATCTGTGCGCTTGTTTCACTAGGCATAAGTGCCATTAGTGTGCTATTACGGATACCAGTAGCTTTTAACTGTGTCCTTAGAGTGTCCCAGTCTTGACGCTCAACGTGTGGAATCAATTCATCCAAGTCCTTCTTGTATGTTTGATTAGGTGTGATACCGTGTCCATATTTGGTTTCCATATTACCACTAGGTGCGCCTTGTTCTTCTGCTAAGTCAGCACTGGCTTTGATTAGATAGTAACTCCAAGCTTCTGCCCATTCGTCTACAAGTGCAAGTCCATCTGAGTCAATATTCTGATAGGTTAAATCATGTTTAGCCATCCAGTAAGCAAAATTAATAATGCCAACACCGAGTGGCCGGCGCTTTTCTGTGCTCAACTGTGCTGCTAGGATGGGATAGTTTTGATAGCTTAGTAGTGCATCAAGTCCACGAACTGCCAAACGAGCAATGCGCTCAAAGTCGCTAGGTTGCTTTACATTCCCCCAGTTGATTGCACTTAATGTGCACAAGCTGATTTCACCTTCTGGATCGTTTAGGTCTTTGAGTGGCTTTGTAGGCAGGTCAATTTCTGCACACAAGTTACTTTGACGAATAGGTGCAAGAGATGGAATAAATGCGCCGTGATCGTTTGCATTGTCTACGTTCTGTAAGTAAATGCGTCCTGTATTCTTGCGCTCTTCCATGAAGCTAGAGAACAGCTCGCTTGCTTTAACACTCTTTTTGCGCAGTTTTGTATTACGTTCTGCTGTTTCGTATAGTTCGCGAAACTTATCTTGATCTGCAAAAAACGCTTCGTAAAGACCTGGAACATCTGCAGGCGAGAAAAGAGTAATATCACCGCCGGTGATAAGTCTTTCATACATCAACTTGTTGAATTGCACACCGTAGTCCATGTGTCGCACACGATTTTCTTCTGTGCCTTTGTTGTTCTTTAACACCAGCATGTCTTCAACTTCAAGGTGCCAAATAGGATAATAAATTGTAGCCGCTCCGCCACGCACTCCGCCTTGACTGCATGACTTAACTGCACTTTGAAAATGCTTGTAGAATGGAATAATACCTGTGTGATATGCATCGCCTTTGCGGATTGGAGAACCAATAGCACGGATGCTGCCGCCGCCAATACCAATGCCTGCTTTCTGACTTACATACTTTACAACACTAGCTGCGGTAGCATTAATACTGTCTAAGCTATCATCTGTTTCGATAAGCACACAACTACTAAACTGTCGCTGTGGTGTGCGCACGCCTGCCATTACAGGAGTAGGCAAGCTGATGTCATGTTGACTAACTGCATCGTAGTATTCTTTTACCCATTGCAAACGGGAATCAACCGGATAGTCCTGAAAAAGACTAGCTGCAATAAGAATATAACACATTTGCGGTGTTTCAAATATTTCGCCGCTTACTCTATTCTGACACAAATACTTGCCACGTAGTTGTTCCATAGCAACATAAGTC